CCTAGTCAGTGACCCTGCTAGAATGGTGACCTACCAGGAGGCCGACTAGGTGACTAACGCATGAGCTGGTTCACACGGTCGCGGCCGCGCGGTACCAGGCAAGAGCTGCCCGCGGCTTCGCCCGGTAGCTCGATCTTCCCTAGCTCGGGCCAGTGGGGGTCGATCCCTCTCCCTCTCGCATCGACGACAACGGTACTCGGGCTGCCTGCTGCGAACCGCGCCAAGTCGCTCATCAGCAACGCCGTGGCGCAGATGGCGCCGATGGAAATGTGGGGCGCTGACGGATTCATCGCCGACAACCCGCCGAACATTCTCGTTCGGCCGAACGTCGTCTACACGTGCTTCGACTTTTTCCAGATGGCGACCGAGCTGGCGATCGTGCGTGGCAACTTCCTGGGTATTCAAGCCGACTTCGACGGCGACGGCTACGCACAGCAGATCGTGCCAGTTGCGCCAGGCTTTTGGCTGTCATACATCGACGGCAACGGCTATCAGGTGTATTCGGTGTCGGGCTACCCGATTCTCTCGCGCGACCAGGTCGTGCACATTCGCGCGAACGGCTCGCCACAGCAGCCTATGGGCGTCGGCGTCGTCGAACAGTTCCGCCGCGCACTCGGCAAGGCACTAGACGAACAGAACTACGCTGCCGACACGTTCCGCAGTGGCTCGGTGCCGACAGGCACGATAACGCTCGACCTGCCCGAAGTAGAGCAGCGGCAGAGCGATTACGTGCAGGCGCAGTGGCTAACGAACCACAGCGGCGGGCGCGTGCCTGCGGTGCTGCCGAACACGATGAAGTTTCAACCTATTTCATGGTCGCCGCTCGACATGGACTTTCTCAACCAGGAAGCCCACACGATCGGCGAAATAGCGCACATGTTCAACATGGACCCTACCGACCTCGGCGCCGCCCTGGCCGGTGCGTCTATGACGTACGCTAATATAGAACAACGTCAGCAGCAGCGAATCACTGACACGTACGCACCGTGGATGCTGCGCTTTGAGCAAGAGTGGACCGACCTTATACCCGGCAAGGGCTCGGCAAAGCTGTGCCCGCGCAACCTGCTGCGGACAGACAGCAAGACGCAGGCAGAGGTCGACCAGCTAGAGGTTGGCACGTCGATGCGCTCGACCGACGAGCTGCGCAAGCGCGATGGGCGGAGGCCTCTTCCGTACCAGCACATACCCGCCGGTACTACGCGCGTCAACCCTGACGGCTCGCCTGTGCACACGCCGACGCCGCCGGTAGCGCCTGGCGCCGCTGGCGGCGAGAATCCTGTATCGGGTGGTGGCGTGGAGTCGCCTACGCCCGTTCCCGGTACTGACATCATGGCTACGCCCGTGAAGGTGAAGGAATAGCCGTGTCTAGTAGACTGGTAGCACGATGACTGAGACCCTCTACCGCTCGCTGGAAATCGGCGAGGCCACTGGCCGTACGCTGTCGGGCATAGCTATGCCGTGGGACACGCCGACGCGCGTGCGCGACCTGACTGGCCCGGCGTACGTCGAGGCATTCTCGCCCACATCGGCTGATGTGTCACTCAGCCAACGCGCCAACTTTCCAGGTTTCGTACGGCACGACTACGGTAAGGACCCGCTCGGCGTAGTCACGTTTCACCGTAGCTCCGAGGCGCTGCTATTCGAGTACGTGTTGTCGAAGACGCGCGACGCCGACGACAAGCTGGAGCTGGTCAACGACGGCGCCATGCGCTCGGTCTCGATCGGCTTCAGGCCGCTGCATCAGACACAGTGCACAATCGGCCGCACGAGCGTCGAGGCGTACCGCACTGAGGTTGCACTGCGCGAGCTGAGCCTAGCGCCTACCGGCTTCGGCCAGTACGCCGAGGCTGGCGTGCTCGCCGTGCGTGCCGAGGGCGAAGAGGTCGAAGAGGTCGAAGAGGTCGAAGCGCTCGTACGTATGCAGTTCGCCATCGACGCTCGGCGCCGGATCACCGCGCGCCTGGTGCCACAGCTCCCGACGTTCTAATCAGTCTCCCTGCAACCACGAAGGATCACACGAAATGGCTACACCGACCGTAGGCAGCCCAGGCGACAACAAGGCTTTCGCTGATGGCGCTGTTGTCACGCTGCCTGTCACCATCGACGCCACGCACTGTGACTTCAAGTTCGATAGCGTGGACTACACGATCCCGACCGGCGTCTACACGCACCTGGACTTGCTCATCGCTGCGATTAACGCAGCGGTCGACGTGTCGACTGGCCTCGTGGCGATCACGACCGTCGTGCGCGCGAGCGCTTCGCCGTTCACGCTCGGCGCTATCCGCTTCACAGCGGCGGCCGCTGGCGTCAACACGCTGGCGCTCGACACTGGCACGTCGAACGACATTCTTGCCACGCTCGGCGTGACCGGCCCGCTCGCACTCGCGCACGGCGCCGCACCGATCAGCACCGGCCGCAGCTTCGCCTCGACGCTGACCAGCGATCAGACGCCGCCTACCGCTGCTGCCATCGCTGGCAACGTCGCTCCGCTCGTGTGGGCGGCAGTGCCGACGCTCCAGGCGAGCTGGGCAACGAAGACCGGCTACCAGGCGGCGCAGTACAGCAAGGGCGATTCCGGTATCGTGCGCCTGCGTGGTGTCATCGACAGCGGTACGAAGACCGCTGGAACGCTGATTACGACGCTGCCAGCCGGTTACCGGCCGCACGCTAAGCAGACCTTCGTGGTTGAGGCTGAGGTTGCCGCCACGAGCAACAACGCAGGGCAGGTCGTGATCGACACTGACGGCACGGTCAAGGTCGGCGGCACCGACCTTACGGCGTCGAGCTATATCACGCTTTCCGGTATCTCGTTCGACACCGCGAGCTGACCCGATGGCAGAGCGCCCGACAGCCGACGACATGCCCGGCTTTCTCGGGCTACAGACTGACCCGAGCGATCGGGCGATGGCGCTGTACGACGAGGCGATGGCCGCAGCTATCGACGAGCTGGAGTCGCGCATCTCGGCCGACTTCGTAGAGGCTGACGGCTTTTCGCTCGACGAGGGCACGACCGACTACCCGCCGCGCCTGCGCTTCGCTGTGATGATGGAGGCGTCGCGCTTTCGCAAGCGCAGCTCGTCGCCCGAGGGCGTCGCCGGTATGAGCGAGCTGGGCATCTCGGTGCGCATTATGGGCACCGACTACGACATCGAGCGGTGCATTCGCCGCTGGCTGAAAATGGGGGGCTTCTCGTGAACGCGCGCACTGACGGCCTGGTATCTCGCGGCTCGTTCATTAAGTACCTGCCACTGCGCGAGCGCGCGCTGCGCCATGTGCGGCGAGCGCTGCGCTTCATCTTCGACCACCAGCACCACACGAGCTGACGTGGACCTCCGACAGTTACGCACGGACCTCAGTGTCGTCGGCGCCTCGGCGGGCTTCAATGCGTGGAACGTCGAGCCCGACGACCCGCAGCATCTGCCTGCGATGGTGGTCGGCGGCGTACGCTCGATGCGAATACTTACGATCGACGGCGGCGTTGAGGTCGAGATATCCGCCACGTTCTACGCCAACGCAGCCGATAACGAAGACGCCACGGCCACGCTCGATATGGTGCTGTCGATCGGCACCGCCGACAGCTTTCTCGACTGGCTGCTGAGCGTTAAGCCGGTCGACGAGCCCGCCTGGCGCTCGGTGCGTTTCGTGCAGGCCGGGCCGTACCACGAGGTCGCCCTGCCTGGCAGCGGCACCGCCCTGGCGGTCGAGGTCGTGCTGTCGTTCACGGCCTAGACAGCGAGTGTGCTAAGCTAGTCAGGTACACCCCCGCCGGTGAACGAGTACGCCCCTCTCGGCGCACACCCCATTAGGCGGAACGAGTACGGCGCAATACAACCATTCTCCCGTACTACGTTCCCCGAAGGGTGTAACACCATGAAGACTAACCCCCGACTCGCTGCGCTTGCGCAAGAGTTTGCCGACAACAAGGCGGGCCTCGACTACCTCGACATTCTCGCGGGTACCGAAGGCCGCGACCTCACCGCCACCGAGCGTGAGGCTTACGACGGTGCGATCACTCGCATGGACGTAATCGCCGCTGACATCGAGAAGGTCAACGCCGCCAGCAAGCGGCACGACGCCGTCGCCGATGTCACCGCGACGATCACCGGCGCAGGCGTCAAGACCCGCACCGAGAACGTCGTCGACCGCTCGCTCGTCACCTACGACCCGGCGAGTGCATCGAAGCCGTACCGCCCGGCGGTCGTTGTCGAAGACCTCGGCACCGAGCTGAAGACCCGCGCGAAGGTCGGCCTCGACATCGCAAACGGTCGCATCACGCGTGACGCTGGCGACGAAATCCTTGGCCGTGCGCTTGCTCACGGTGTCGCTGCGGACGGTACCGCGCCGGTCACCATCGAGGGCGACCTGATCAAGTTCGTTGACGCCCAGCGCTACGCCGTCAATGCAGCTCGTGCGTTGCCGCTGCCCGACAACCACGCGCCGACGTTCAAGCGCCCGCGCTTGACGCAGCACACGACCGTAGCCACGCAGGCGACTGAGGGCGACGTGCTGTCGAGCCAGCGCTTGCAGAACACCGGCGACACGGTCACGAAGCTCACGAAGGGCGGCGTGCTCGCACTGTCCGAGCAGGAAATCGACTGGACAGACCCTGCGATGCTGGGCCTTGCCATTCAAGACCTGGCCGAGCAGTACGCCATCGCCACCGACACGACGCTGACCGACGCGATCAGCACGTCGGCTGCGGTCGGCACCTACGCCAACAAGACGATCTTGTCGTTGACGCCCGCCTCCGACGACCTCGTGCCCGCAATCGCTTCGGCGGCGGCCACGGTCTACGGCAACGCCAAAAAGCTCGCCGACACGCTTTTCGTCAGCGTTGACCGCTGGGCCGTCCTCGCCAGCCTCGTTGACTCTGACGGGCGTCCGCTCTTCCCGACCTTGTCGGGCTCGGCGTTCAACGCTGCGGGCTCCAACGGCCTCGGCGTGGCGAGCTTCACCGGCTTCTCGATCATGGGGCTGAAGGTCGTTGTTGACCCCAACTTCGCGAGCAACTCGTGGATCGTTGCGGTCTCGCAGCTCTGCGAGTTTTACGAACAGAACAAGGGGCTTCTCAGCATCAACGTGCCCAGCACGCTTGAGGTGCAGTACGCCTACCGCGGTTACGTCGCGGCGAACGTGTACACGCAGGGGCTGAGCCCGTTCCGGGCCTCCTGACCTAGTCAGGCAGCCTGCCAAGATCGCGGGGCCGGGTAAAACCGGCCCCGCGAGCCACCCTGTAAAGGATGCACGCACATGACGTACTCGCCCACCGACCTCGTCTGCCGAGGCACCTTCACGCTTAACTCGGTCGACGTTTCGGCTGAGACGACGGGCGTGATCCTCAAGGGCATGACGAACGACGTAAAGGTGCCTGCGACGCTGACCAACGGCGTAACGCACGCAGCGGGCGCTCGGAAGTACAGCATTCAGATCGACTACTTGAGCGACGACAGCTCAACCACGGCGACGCTCTTCGGCATCCTGTGGACCGCCGTAGGCACCGCCTCCAAAGAGCTGCCTTTCACGGTGCGTCTGCGGCCCGGTGCCGAGTCGCCGACGAACCCGAGCTGGTCGGGCACCCTCGTGGTGACCGGCGCAGACCTGGGCGGCAACGTCGAAGAGCTTTCAGAGGGCTCGCTTACCTGCGGCCTGACCGGCGCACCGACCATTAACGAGGCGTGACATGTCCGCACTAGTTCTCACCGGCGCCCTGATGCTGGGCGGCACGGGCAGCGACGACGAGACCCCTGGCACCGACGTGTCGGGCGAGTGCACGCAGTTCAAGATCACTGCGAGTGTCGACGAAATCACCGTGCCTGCCACGATGACGAGCGACGAGCACAGCCGTGGCGGCGCTGCCGACTACAGCATCACGATTAGCTACCTGTCGAACGACCTGGCGGGCTCGACGTTCCGCGCACTGTGGGCGGCGCTCGGCGGCACGCTCACGTTCTCGGGCAAGATGCGTGCAGCCTCTGTCGGCGGCACGAATCCCGAGTGGTACGGCTCTTTCGTCGTGACTGAGGCGTCGCTGGGAGCTGCGTCACAGGCGCTGTCTACCGGCTCGGCCACCTTCCCAATGACCGGACCCCCGACGCGCGCAACGTCGTAGGCACCATGCCTGCGCAGGGTAGCGGCAACGCTGTACGTATCGAGGGGCTCGACAAGCTTGAGCGCGACCTTAAGAAGCTGGAGACCGGGCTCGACAAAGAGCTGAAGGCTGCGGGCTTTGAGGCGGCCATGGTGGTCGCCCGAGCTGCTGGCCCGCGCGTGCCTGTCGGTGATCCGAACGTCGACCCGCACCCTGGCCGCCTGGCAGCGTCGCTGCGCGCGCGTGCGACCCGCAAGGGCGGCGCCGTGACTGCCGGTGGCAGCGCTGTGCCGTACGCCGCACCGATTCACTGGGGCTGGGCACGCCGGGGCATTCCTGCGAACAAGTTTCTCGTGCACGCACTCGACATAAGCCGTGCTGCGATCACCGAGGTATACGCGCGCCGCATCGAGTCGATTAAACGAAGGGTGTTCGGTCATGGGATTGGGTGACATTGTAAAGGTCATCGTCACCGGCGACAGCGAGGGCGCTAAGCGCGCACTCAAGGGAGCGCAGAGCGAGGCGAAAAAGACCGGCGGCGCCTTCGGCAAGATGGGCCTATCGGCAGCGTCGGGCCTCGCTGGCCTGGCTACCGCTGGCGCTATCGTGGTCGACGCCGTCAAGTCGGCTTTTAGCTACGAGGATGCACTCACGAAACTGAATAAGACGCTCGACGACGCCGGGCTTCACCACCAGGCGTACGCAAAGTCGATCCAGGATACGATCGACGCTAATATCGTCTTCGGTACTAAGGAAGACGACACGCTCGCCCTACTGAATCAGGGCGTCGTCGCCACGGGCTCGATGACGAAGGCGACCGACCTACTCGCTGAAGCACAGGACATTCACGCCGGTAGCACGCTCGACCTGGCGACGGCGTACACGGCCGCGCTGAAGGGCAGCGAGGGCAACATCAAGGCCCTGAAGGCTATGGGCATCGACATACCTGTCGTAGCCTCGTCGGCGCAGAAGGTCAAGGTCGCCTTTGAAGCGTGGGGCAAAGCACAGCAGAAGTTGAAAGACGACCAGGAGGCCGTGCGTAAGGGCATACTCAAGGGCAAGGCCGCGCGCGACACGTTGAAGAGCGACCTCGACACGCTCGCCGTGAAGGAACAGAACTACAACGACGTTGCGTCAAGCGGTGCGATAGTCACGGCGACGCTGAAGAAAAAGTACGCCGGGCAGGCTGCCTCGCAGGCATCCACCACCGAGGGCCAGATACGCGACGAGATTGCGTTGTGGGATCAGCTCAAGATGCACGTCGGCGAAGACATGCTCGGCGTGGTCGCCGCTGTGCAGCGCGGCGCCGTACGGCTTAAGGGCATATTCCAGAATCTCGACGCCGACATCACGAGCAACCCCGTGGTCGACTGGCTCTTCGGCTTCACGCCGGGCTCGGCCAAAGAGGGTAATACGATCCTCGGTATCCCGCGCGACAAGAACGGGAAGCCGATCAACCAGGGTGCGCCGATCGACAACGGCCCCGGCGTATCGCAGATCGGTGCGCCTGGCGCAAAGCGTGGGAAGACGGCGCCGAACACGTCGGTAACGCCGACCGGCGCCGACCTGCTCTACACGGCGTGGCAGAAGCAGCAGCACGATGCCGACGTGGCGAAGGTCATGAAGGCAATCGCAGCTCGCCCGAACGTCACCATCAACATGCACGCCCAGCCAACGCCGTCCATGACGAAGTCTGTCATTGACCGGCACGCAAAGCGTAACGGCCGCAACAACCTACGCACCTTCAGGAAGTTTTAAGTCATGGGATTTACTGCGCAGTCGTCGCTTGAAGACCTGATGGCTGAGACTACTGACCGCTCGGTCGGCGTTGCGCTGTCGCCCGACGACGAGTACGGCTGCCTGCTGTCGGTGCAGATTGCTATGTATGACTCTGGCGGCGGTACGTGGACCTGGCACGATGTCACCGACGACGTGCGCGGGCTGGAGTGGGATCGAGGCGCTACCGACAACCTGGTGCAGCCGAGCGTCGGCACGGCGAGTGTCACCCTCGACAACCGCACCGCTAAGTACTCTGCGTGGAACACGACGGTAAGCCCGTGGGCTGGTACCGACCACTCAAAGATTGTTGCGAACACATGCGTGCGCTTCGGCGTCAACCGTTGGAATCCGGCCGACCACAGTGAGACGCATTGGCTACCGTTCTTTTCGGGCCGTATCGAGACGATGCCCGAGACAACGGTCGACAACGTCGACTCGTACGTGACGCTGAACCTGGTAGACGTGGCGGCGTCGCTCGCTGCGCACGAGCACGGTACGTTCATGGGCGCTGGCCCCGGTGCGCTTAACGCTTGGATCATCGGCGAGGCCATCACGTTCCCGCTTGACATCACGGTGGGCAGTAATGATGAGTTTGTCGTCAGCGCCACGACCTACACGATCGAGCCCAGCGTTAGCGACAACCTGTGGATAGAGGGCAACCCGACGCTGCCCGTCGTCATCACCGGCACGAATAAAAACTTCAAGCTCGGCACCGACACGTACGCACTTGCGACCGGCACGTACTCGACGCTGAGCGCACTGGCTACGGCCATCGGTGCGGCGACGAAGTCGGGCGGCGCTGCGTTCTCGGCGCTCGTGAATGTCACCACGCACGCCGGTAATATCCGCTTCACGGCGATTGCTGGCGGCACCGGCGGCCTCTACACGCTGCACACTGCGGCGACGAACGACGTGCTGGGAGACCTCGGCTTCGGCGACGGCGACATATTCCTGACGTTTACGTACACGACGACGGCCGATGTTGCCGCCGGTGTCGCGGCTGCGGTCAACTCGGTGCCGAATCCGCTGAGCCTCATCATCACGCCCACGGCTACGACTATCGGGCTGCTGCTCACTGTCGTCGCTCCCGGCTCGTCGACCTACGTACTGCACTCGGGCGCGAACGACGTGCTGGGAGACCTCGGCTTCGGCGACGGTGACGCCTTTGAGACGTACGAAGATATCTACGCCAACTTTGTTGGCCGCGACATGCTGCCGGGCCTGCTGACTGACATCGGCTTCGGCTTCGGCTATATCGACGGCGTTACGTCGGTAGACCCGCTCGACCCCTGTTGGACTACCGCACAGCTTCAGTCGCCCGACCGTTCACAGAACCGTCTCGCCGCTGCGCAAGACATCGGCACCGCTTGCAACGTGATGGTTTACGCCAGCTCAAGCGGCTGTATCATCGCCCAGCGCTTCGGCCCGGCGGTCGACGGCTCGCCTAACTTTGGCACGTTCTCAAACGCACCGACCGGCGACGACTTCCCAGTGGTCGAGATAACGCCGTACGCCTCCACCGACCGTATTCTGAACGTGGTCACCGGCCAGGCGGCGCAGCCGACCTCGGTGCAGTTAGAGGTAATAAACCGTAATCAGACGATCGGCGCCTTTAACGGCGAGATGAACGTCTATTCGATCAACTACGCCACTACCCACACGACGGAGAATGCTGACCGCACCGTTGCGGTATCTAGTGGCGACTCGGTGCACACGGTCGACAGCGGCAACCACACGGTTACCGTCAACTCGGGCGACATTAGCCACACTACGACGTTCGGCGCCTTCAATGTGTACGCCACCGATGGCGGCGTGAACCTCACGAGTGAGAACGTCGACACGGTCATCGGTGCGATTGGCGGCGCGCACGTCAACCTAAACGCCGCGGGTACCGGCCATGTGAAGATTCAGGGCGAGAAGGTCAACCCGAGCACCGGCAACACTGACGGCAACGTGCTGACACGCGTCGGCGGCGTGTGGGTCGGCGCTACGCCTTCGGGCGGCGGTGCGACTGGTGCAACCGGCCCGACTGGCGGTACTGGCGGTACAGGTGGCACGGGCGGCACGGGTGGCACCGGCGGCACGGGCGGCCCCGGCGGCCCGACTGGCGGCACCGGCGGTACAGGTGGCACCGGCGGCACTGGCGGTACAGGTGGCACGGGCGGCACGGGTGGCACCGGCGGTACGGGAGCGCCCGGCGGTGGCGGCGGTGGTGGCGCTGGCGGTGCGTGGGTATCTACGTGGACGTACGACACTACGACCACCGACAGCGACCCCGGCGCTGGCATTTTCCGCCTCGACAACGCTACGCAGGCATCGGCTACGACGCTGCGCACGAGCTACATAGACGCTTCGGCGGTAGATTGGACCACGCCCCTCAGCCTCTTCGACACGAGTAGCAGTCTCGTGCGTGGCCTCATCCGGCTCGTGGCGGTAGCCGACGAAACGCGCTGGGTCATGTATCAGATTTACGGCGGCCCTGTCGACTTTCAGACTGGCTACCAAAACTGCCCGATATTCAACGTCGGCTCGTCGGGCGTCGACCCGCTCGTTAATGGCGAGAGCGTGTTCATTACGTACGAGCGCAACGGCGACAAGGGCGACGCTGGCCCCGGCGTCGACATGTCGGCCATCGGCAACTTCCTGACGAACGTACCGGCGTGGTCAGAACCCGGCTGGGTCGACCCCGTCGCCGGTGACGACTCGGCTGGCTGGGTCACGCTACTTGCGAACGCTGGCGCTGGCGACATCACGGCCGGTTTTGGCAGCTCGGCGTCGATTGTCGCCGAAGTGTTCGCAGACAGCACGAGTGCGGCCGTATCGGCGGCTGGTGGCTCCGGTATTGCCGAGCTGCTGGCGACAGCCACCGACGTGCAGATATTCGGCCAGGCGGCATCAGGTCAGACAAGCCCGGTATTAATGCTGCGCGATAACAGCAGCACGCCCGTGTTTACCGTGGCCCCTGACGGTGCCGTATTCGTAACGCTCCCGACGAGCGACCCCGGCGTATCCGGCCAGCTCTGGAACGACTCAGGAACCTTGAAGGTGTCACCATGACGAGTAAGAACGGCAACGCACAGACGGTCACAGACGCCGCGAGCATCACGGCGTACGGGAAGCAGGAAACGGCGCTCGGCTGGCCGCACAATGACTTGCTGCTGCAAGACGACGGTGACGTGAGGCGGCTGATTCGTGCCGTGCTGGCGCAGCAGAAGAGCGACTACCTCGGCGTGAGCCAGATCGAGGTCGACGCCGACCAGGACCCGGTTCGCCTCTTCGGCATCCTGTCGCAGATGGCAAGCACCGGCATCGGCAACCAGGCGACCCTTACCACGCACTGGGTGCACCCGAGCGGCGAGACGGTCGACACAGACCTTAAAATGATAGGCTGTCACTTCGTGCTTACGATGGAAGGCGGCCAGGCGAAGTTCACCGGCGAGGTGCGCACGGCGAAGAACTAAGCAGGGAGCCTGCTAGAGTACGCCGATGCGTCTTCACTTTCTCGCCCTGCCGCACACGTCGACCACCGAGGCGTATGCGTGGTGCGCTTTCACCGCCGACGTAATGCACGGCGCCACGATGCTGCACCTACGCGGGCACGAGGTCTTCGTGTACGGCGGCCCCGAGAACGAGGCGAGCTGCACCGAGCACGTGCCTTGCGTGTCGGCGGGCGACCAGGAGCACTGGTTCGGCACCGACCACAGCTGCCTGATGCCAACCAACCTCTTCGACGAGACCCAGCCCTGGTGGCGGTCGTTCAACGCCCGCACGATTCGTGAGCTGCGCGCTCGCCTAGAGCCTGGCGACGTGATCATGTGCATCGTCGGCCAGGCACACGCCGAGGTGGTCGACGCCTTCCCTGACCACCTCGCTGTCGAGTGGATGGTGGGCTATCCGCCCGAGCGGCGCTACACGAAGCACGCCAACTACACGAGCTACGCCTGGCGCAACCACTGCGAGGGCTTCGGGCATATGTGCTTCGCTAACTGGTACGACAGCGTCGTGCCTAACCCCTTCCCGCTGCCCGGCGACTTTGAGCGCGCCGACGCCGGGTACCTGCTCTTTCTCGGCCGCAAGAACGAGTCGAAGGGGCTGCACATTGCGAACGACATCGCGCGCCGCACCGGCCTGCCGCTCATCGCAGCCGGGCAAGGCCCGCCCGACCTGGCGCCCGACGCCCGGCACGTTGGCGTAGTGGTCGGCGAGGCGAAGAGCTACCTACTGAGCCACGCACGCGCGCTGCTCGTGCCCAGCGTCTACGTCGAGCCCTTCGGCAAGGTCGTGGTCGAGGCACAGATACGCGGCGTGCCCACGATTACCTCTGACTTCGGCGCCTTCAGTGAGACCGTACAGAACGGCATCAACGGCCAGCGGTGCCGCACCATGCCCGAGTTTGTGGCGGCGGTCGAGCACGACTACGGCAACGGTTACGAGATAGCGCGCGACGCACAAAATCGGTACTGCTACGACCCGGTCACCGGCGGCGGCCGGTCACCGGCGGCGCTTGAGGCGTGGCTAGGCAGGCTCCAGCGCAGCGACTGGTACCATTGAGCATGGCACTTCAGTACGGCGGGGCGCAGGCGACGATCACGACTGGCATCCTGCACGACGGCTACCAGTACACGGGCAGCAATGCTGACCTGCTGGCGCTGACGGCCGCCGACATCGACGACCTGCTCGCCAACTTCCCGCACCAGGCCGACCTCACCGCCGACCAGTACGACACGTGGCTGAAGAGCGCGTATGTGCAGCGCCACCTCTTCGACGACATTAACGCCACGCCCGGTATGCCGTGACGGTGCAGCGCGGGCGCCGGTACCGCGAGGCGCGCGAGGTGCTGCTGCGCACGGCGACGCACTGCTCGTACTGCACGTGCGAAATCAGCACCGAGCTGCCGCCTACGCACCCACAGAAGGCTACGGCCGATCACATAATCCCGGTGGCCGAGGGCGGCACCGACGACATCGAGAACCTGATCCCGGCATGTCTTTTGTGCAACGAGAAGCGCGGCACGCTGTCGGTCGAGGCGTTCACTCGGCTGCTCAGCCATGACGTAGAGGGCTTCGCTGACGGTAACTGGTAGGGCGTCCTAGTCATCATCCCTGGTAGACTAGGTGGATGCAGACCTCACCCCGTAACGGCGCAGTCATCGACCGTATCTACGTCCACACGAACGAAGGTCCGCAGGGGCCGGGCGCTGCACGCAACCTCGTGGGCTACCTCGCGCGCGAGGACGGCGGCTACCAGCTCGTTGTAGACGACGCCGAGGTAGTGCGCGCCGCTGGCGACGACGTGATCGTGTGGGCCGAGGGCGGCGACAACACGCACGCACTGAGCATCTGCTTCATCGGCTACGCCGCCTTCAGCCTGGCCGACTGGCAGACGCCCTACAGCGCTGCCATGCTGGAGCGCGGCGCACAGGCTGTGGCCGCCTGGTGCCGCCAGTACAACGTGCCCGCCGTGCGTGTGCCCGCCGGTGCTCCCGGCCAGGCGCCGACCGGCCGCGGCATCGCCGAGCACGCCGACGACCACGACCCGCACAGCCAGGGGCACACCGACCCCGGCGCTGGCTTCCCCATCGACGCCTTCATTGCCCGTGTGGCTGCCCTGCTTTCGCCCGTGCCTGCGCCGCCGAGCCCGAGCGTCATAGCGGCCCTCAAGGCGCTGGCGGCGTTCCTGAAGGCTGTGAGCGCCTCACCGCTGCACGCAGGCGACAAGGGGCCGCAGGTCGCCCGCATGAACGCCCTGCTGGTCGCTCGGGGCTACCCCTGGTGCGCCGGTGACGTGTACGGCAATGACTCGATCCTGGCGCTGGCGCTCTTCAAGGCCGCCCGCAAGCTGTCCAACCTGGATGGGAAAGTATGCGGCCGCCTGGCCGCCCTGGCGCTGCTGAAGGGGTCGTGATGCTCGCCGCCTCCACCTCGCCGGGCACCTGGATTGCCATAGGCACGCTGGTAGTGATGATGGTGCCCGTATATATCTCGTCGCTCAGGGGGGCCAAGAGCTACGGCCGCCTTGAAGAGAAGGTAGACGCACTGGCGGTCGCTGCCTCGACGAACGCAGCTGCGAACGCCGAGACGAACCGGCTGCTGGCCGAGGCGATCACGAAGCTGACCGACCAGTTTGTAGACCACTCCGTGCAGGACGCCGAGCACTTCGGCGAGCTGCGGGGCATCCTACGCGGCAAGGATGCCAGCGCCTTCGGCAAGGCACGACCTGTGGTATGATAGATGCGTTAGCCCTGGACCCTGGCTAGTGACGATTCTCGACTAGCACACGGGCGGTTCGGTAATGACTAACTATCTCGGCGTATTTGTGGCAGCTCTAATCGCTCTGGCTGTCTACTTCGTTTTCATCGCTCCCCATATCCATTAGCGCCATGCGTACCGGCGACCGTATATACCAGGACTACCGACGTTTCGGCGTGGTGCTCGCTATGGCTAATGGGCGCGCCCTAGTCAGGTGGCTACCTGTGCCGAAGGCTACAGAGTGGGTCGACATCGAAGCGTCGATACGTAGCACAGACGACGAGGGGCGCTGATGCCGTTACTGCTTGGCGTACTCGGTATCGTCGTCGGCCCTGCCGTAACGCTGTTCGTAGGTTTTCGGCTGCACATGGCACAGAACGAGATTAAAGTCAGCGTTGACGGTCGGCTAGAGCACGCCTACGAGGCTATTGACGCACTCCAGACTGAGATATCAGCACTCAGGGGTACGTTGCCGCCGCCGCCGGTTGCCGGTCAGTCGAATGGCTGATCGGTCAACTGGTATACTGGCTCCATGACAAAACTGCCTGCTCTCATCAACCGTGTCCGCAAGGCGCTGATCGTAGCCGTGCCCGCTGTCGGCCTCATCGTCGGCACCGACACTGTCTGGTACGTCAAGGCCCTGGCCGTGCTCGTGGCCGCCGGTGTCTACGCAGTGCCGAACGCCGCTTGACAGCGAGCGTGACAGGGGCTATCGTCCCTTTCGTGCCCGGTCTACGTAACTATCAGAGGGAGGCAGTCGACTTCCTGGCAGCCAGCGGCCGAGCGATTATCGCTCTGCCGCCGGGCACCGGGAAGACTGCCACCGTGTCTAGCTGGCTGGGCGGGCTCGACACGCCGCTGCGTGTGCTGATCGTTGCGCCGAACGGGCCGGTACTTCAGCATTGGGCAGACGAGCTGCACCGCTGGGGCGGCATCGCCGCCGTCGTCGGCACTGGCACGCCAGCGAAGCGCAAGCTCGCGCGGCTCGGGGTAGTCGCTGACGGTGGCGCCATCGTCGTCAACTACGAATGTATGCGCGGCGACATCGACGAGCTGCTGAAGATCGAGTGGGGCGCCGTCGTGTTCGACGAGTCACACAGGCTCAAGAACCGCAAGGCGCTCGTGCTCAAGGCCGCTGCGAAGCTCGCACGCCGCACGCCACGCCTGGCGCTGGTGACCGGCACGCCACTGCTTAACAGTGCCGACGAGCTGTGGACCTCGCTACACATGATGGACCCGAAGCGGTACGCCAGCTTTTGGCGCTGGGCAACGGTGCTCTTCGACATCGAGATGCCGAGGCACCGCGGGCGCATCGTGCGCGAGGTCAAGGGCATGAAGCCGGGCGCCGCTCCGGTCATCCGCCAGCAGCTCGCCGCCTACCTGGTGAAGCGCCCGCTCAAAGAGCTGATGCCCGAGCTGCCGCCGGTGACCGAGACCTACCTGCACGTGCAGCTCAGCCCGCCCGAGCGGCGCATGTACGACTCGATGCGCTCGCGCTTTTGGATGGAGCACGGCGGCGAGGTATTTGAGGCGCCCTACAAGATCACGCAGTCGTTACGCCTGCGCCAACTGTCGAGCGACTGGTCGGCGTTCACGCAGGTGCTACGTGACGTAGCACCTGCGCAGCTCGGCGCCAAAGGGCTCGCAGCTGTCGACCTCGTCAACGACCTGGCGCCAGATCAAGTGCTCGTGCTGTGCGCCTTCCGGCACACGGCCGACGCCATCGTGATCGCGCTCGACGGGCAGGCGGTCGCCTATCACGGCGGCATCGGCTCGATAGCGCGCGGCGCCACTATCAAGGCGTTTACGTCGGGCGCTGCGCGCGTGCTCGTCGGCACTATCGGCACGCTCGGCGAAGGTGTCGACGGCCTACAGGTCGCGCGCCACCTCGTCATGGTCGATCGTGACTGGACGCCAGCGCGCAACGAGCAGGCTATTGCGCGCCTCGCCCGCAGCGGGCAGCGGTCGGCCGTGAACGTCACGCACCTCGTGGCCGACGACACGTACGACGCAGTCGTGTCGGCGGCGCTCAGGCGTAAGGAAAGTGTCGTATCCGCAATCCTAGGAACGAGGCCATAACGTGCCGTACATCGCTCAAGAAGACCGAGACCTACTGGAGCAGCACGGTGTGCGCGAGGCGATGACCGCTGGCGAGCTGAACTATCAGATAACGTGCCTCGCTGACGCCTACCTGACTTGCAACCTCGACTACCAGGCGATTAACGACGTGATCGGCGCTCTTGAGTGCGCCAAGCTGGAGCTGTACCGGCGCCTCGCTGCGCCGTATGAAGACATGAAGGCGGCCATTAACGGCGACGTTTACGTCACGCGGGTGCGGCGGCCGTGAGCCTCTGCACCGGCAAGGCGCACCTGTTCTTTGCCGACTTCGACGACATCGCGGGCGTGCTGCCGTTCGACCCGACCGAGGCGCGCGCACTGTGCGATACGTGCGGCGAGCGGCGCGAATGCCTCGACGCCGCGATGGTGCACGAGGTCGGCACGATCGAGTCGCAGCGGTTCGGCATCTATGCCGGGCTTACGCCCGAGCAGCGGTACACGCTGGAACGGCGCGGCGACTCGTGGCGCTGCTGGTGCGGCGATCTGCGCGACCCTATCGACCTGCGCGCCGGTTTGCTTTGTTGTGCAACATGCAACAGGGGCGGCGAGACCTCGCCGCTCTAGTCACTGAGTATGCTAGAGTCTTATTCGCGAGCCGCCGTGCAACGACTTCGGCTCAGGTCACTGCGAGAGCGGCAGGCAGTGACTCGTTAAGCCTCACGACGTGCTGTGCCAGGGCCAGGCGAAACAGTGAGGACGGCCCAACCATCGCAACCAAACAGGAAGAGGCAGGCAATATGGCAAGGTCATTGCAGGAACAGCTCGATGCCGGAGAGCCCGAGCCGTGGGAGCCCGAGGCGGGCGACAGCGTGCTAGGCGAGATCGAGGCAATCTCGACCCGTGAGGGCGACTGGGGACCGTACACCGTCGTCACGCTGCTCGACAGCAACGGCGACGCCTGGAACGTGGCGTGTTGGGACACCGTGTGCAAGAACAAGGTCGAGGAGCTGGCTCCCGAGGTCGGCGACATGATCGGCTTTAAGTTCTTGGGCGAGAAGGCCAACAAGAGCGGCAGCGCGACCTACAAGAACTGGTCGGTAAAGCTGGCTCGTGCGGCGGCACCGGCAAGTGAGTCAGTCGAGGTCGCTGACGGCTTCGACGACAGCGAAGACATCTAGGCAAGATCAGCGAGACCGTTTCGGCGGTCTCCTGAGCAGTGGCGCTGGGACCGGCCCGGCGTGGTGATAGCGGCAACGGGCGACCACGACCCGGCGCCACTGCTCAGGAGACACCTAGACAGGGAGCACGTTGAAACTCAAGTA